CGATGACGCAGCTCAAAAACCTTCTTGCCTGGTGGGCAGCAGAGGTGGGTGCGCAATACATCCTGAACGAAAGAGAGGAGGCAGATGAGTGCACTGGTTAATTATTTTATTTGGTTTGTTTTTAATTTTGCGCTCAAGCAACGGTCGCGTTATACTTGGCCTGTTGCTGTCCAGCATAATAATTTAAGCCCCGTTTCCCATTTCCCAACCGAAAGAGAAGCCAATGATGATTTAGTTAATCCATCAGGGCAGCCTTCGCGGTACCGCTGGTCCGCAAATGTTTTGCCATTTCCCAATTCCCACTTGAAAAATCAGGCAGATAGAAAGAAAAACAAAGGCAGCAGCTTGGTACGGCGGTACCGAAAAATTTTCAAGCTGGTTCTCTTGTCGGTGGTTGGTTGGCTATTATTCAATCTGTGAGGTTAAAATAAAAAATGAAAAAAATGTAAAATAAAGCTTGATATGGTCGTGGGATTTGATATTCTTTTACTGTTATAAATATAAACAATAGGAGTATATAACATGACAAAGACAAAAGAGAACGCTGTTAAAAAACTTAACAGAAAAGAAACACAACTATTAATTAATGGTTGTGAATTGTTGGACAACAAAAGCCAATTAAGTAGTGATTGGAATAGAATAATAAAACCAGAATTGATATTATTATTCGACCAGTTTCAATCTAATGTTAATGGTTTGAGTGTGATTAAAAATAAACATCACTATCAGATCAATCGTAATGTTAAAGAGTATAATATGTTCGATACTGAAAATTTTAAAAAAGCACATCCAGAACTATTTAAAAAGTTCAGTAAAAAGAATGTAAGAACGAACTGGACTTATAATATAGAAGAGGTATAATTTAGCATGACAAAAGCAATAATAAAAATGAATGAGATTATATCTCAAGACAAAAATAATGATGAGATCGTTGCTGAGTTAAAACAATTCGTAGACATCTTAAAAAATAAAAAAGAGAGTACGATTGATTGGCAACTCGTGGCGGGATATCTTGACCAACAGATATTTGAATTCTTTTTAAGAAATCAAAGTGATGAAAAGATATCTAAGTTTGCTCAAGAACTGGCAGGAAATCTAGCAGAAAAGTTTGGGCTAGTTCGAGACACAACCACCATGACACGACCTAATTAAAACAATCTCG